GCAAGGTGCCTGCTGGGTCGTTTTGCAGAGATTCTGCTAACGTTGCTGCAAACTGTACTTGCTTTCTTTGTTCGCTAAGTTCCTGAGTCTTGCGGGTATAATCCGCCTGACGCTGGTACCCAGCTAGAGCCTCCTTTACCGGAACCGATACCTCTTCGCCATCTACTTGGAGTTTGACGTATTTATCGCCAACCTCTGTATAGTCAAAGAAATCTAATTCTTGTTCTAGAGTTTCTGCTACGACCTCTGTCACTTCATCAACTTGTCCGTTTGCGGCGGGGTCAACTACGTTTTCAGGGTTAGCAATATTATTATTATCTGTCATTGATGGAGTCCTATCCTTCGTTGGTTATTCCTATTATAAGCATTAAGCCTACACTATAGATATTTTCTTTACCTATCTTTTACTGTCCACCTAATAATGCTTGAATTATTTCTGGTGGAAGACTTTGTATACTGCCAGGAACTGGACCAGCTCCCGGTTGTGCACCTGGGCCTTGAATTGGAGCACCTGCTCCTTCAATTAAACCTGGTGGAACTTGTGCTGCCATTTGGTCTGGGGTCATGCCTGGCGGCAAACCTTGTCCTTCTAGCGCTGCTTGGTCTGGAGTTATACCTTCAGGAGCTTGAGGTTGTGGAGCTTGCTGCAAGAATGAACCTGGGTCTTTTACTCCAAATCCTTGCGACAATACGTATTCTGCCAGCTTTGGTAGATTTACAAGTCCTGCTTGAGCAAATGGTTGCATTGCTGAAACTATCTGAAGTGCCATATCTCTACGGAAAGCTTCGTTGCGTGGGGCAGTAGAACCTGCCTCAACATTAAAGTCAAACTCACCAGATATATAATCTTTATCGAATGTTAACCAAACTGGTGCAGCTTCAGTGCCAATTATTCTTACAGTCTGTTCACCAGTTAAGAACTGTTGAGCTAGCATTATAAGATTAGAAGCACATTGTGCTATAGCATTTTCAATTGACACAAGCTTTTCAGCCACTCTAGCATTTCCAGCTTCAGCAATGATTGATGCTTCGCGGGCAGTTCTAGTTGTTTCTGGGATTGCACCACGCTGGTATTCAGATACGCCAGATACACGGTCAATGTCATTTTGAATTAAAGCTGATTGATTATAAAATTCAGGTGGGTTAATCAAGGCCGGCATTGGGACAACAACGTTATTTAAATTCTCACCAGTCTTAACTGGAACGATAACGTTATCTTCATCTGATGCTAAAGCCTGACGACCATCATCATCAAATGCTGATTCCTGGAACAACCACTTGCGGCTGTAACGCTTTCTGTGCAACATCATTTGTGTACGAGTTTCGTTTAATTCGTACTGCAATGGCTCAATTGCTTCTAGTTCACCCATTGGATAAAAGAATCCAGGAATCTCATAGTTGCGCAACATAAAGAATGGATGGCCAAATACGTATGGCATCTTAACTGGTTTAATTAAGAACTTGTCTCCACCTGAATTAGAGAACACGCACATCTCACCAGTATCAATATTATAATATTCATATATGTCGCAATAGGCTTCATCTGGATTAGAACCATCTGCATTTTGCGTTGTCATGTTTCCATTATTAACATTTCCATATTTCTGATAAGAAGATGGACTTAGTTCTTTTCTTGCCGCGGCATCATAACGCTTGTCAATCTTTGCATCTTTTAAAGGACGACGAGTACGTTGTGCAATCCAGCGCATATCATTCATGCATGTTGCATCTGGGTCAACAAACATTTCAAATGGGTCAACGCGCTCTAAGAACGGACGGTCTTCTCTAATAATAAATGTTGATTCAACATCATCGGTAGTTTCTGGGCCGGCAGCTTCATCAGCACTATCTTCAATATCATCAAGCTTTTCTTCTTCAACAAAACGATAACCAGTCTTAACCCAACCATGACCAATAATTAAATAATCTTTAACTGAACGCTGGAACTCTGGCTGACAACCATAATGCTGCCACCAATAGTTAATAATAGATTCAGTTAAAATAGCTTTATCTGCATCTTCTGGTCTACGTGGATTAACATTAATCTTTGGACGACCAATAGAAACAGCAGGTGCCAAAGTATTAATAGTTGAGAAAGAAATGTTTACAAGAAGTCTATCGCTAGTTGAATAGCCACGATATTGTTTACCGCGATACAAGTTAATTAAACGTTGCCAAAGTTGGTCGTAGTTTTCACCTTCGCGCCATCTGTTGGAGTAATCTATATTTTTTCTATAGCTTGATAATTTATTATAATTTGATTCGCGTGCCATATTAACAATCCCACTTCTTTAATGCCAACGCTTTGCGGGTTGGTCTTCCTTTTGCATCCTTCATTGGTCCTGGCATGCCACCCATTCTAGCACAAAATGATTTTCTTCTTGCTGCGGCCTTTGGTGACTTCTTTGCTTGCTTAGCAGATACTGGTGGCTTAAGATTCATGCCTTCTGCTTTTGCAGATGCGCGGCCTTTAGCATTCAATCCACCTGTAGGGCTTTTGCCTTCTTTCCTTTGCCATGCAGGAGTCTTAGCCATTATATGTTTCCTTTAATCTTTCTTTTTGGTCTTGTAAATGGTTTAGCTTGCGCTTTGTTTTTAGAACCTGTAGGAGTATCATATAATGGTTTCAATGCTTTTAATATTTCTCCTGTTCGTGTTTCCGAAGAAGGTTTTTGTCCAGGTGGATACTTTTTGTCTGGGTCAAACAGTTTTGGTTCAATAAGTGGACCAGGTACTATGTCTTCTTTAGGTTTACCCGTGCGAAGTGGGGTATCATAATCTTTAGGAACTAGTGCATCTGTTTGTTCTTTCCAATTACTTGGAATATCTTTATTAGACATATCATTAACACTAAAATTATTGTTAAATGTTTTAATTAATTTATTTGAATCTGTAGTACGAACTTCTATTTTAACGTTTCCTTTAACTTTATCTCCAATAAAATTAACGGTATATAATCCACGAGGATATTGATACGTCACATAACGTCTCTCTACCGCATCAGATGCTTTAACATAAGCTTTGCCCAATGGTGTATCTGATTCTTTCACTACTTACCTTTAGCTGCTCTCATGTTGTCTACGAGATTTGGATAAGGGCGTCCTGCTTTTTTAGCCGCAACTTTAGCTGATGCCTTTTGTGCTGGAGTAAGTTTCTTAGGTTTACCTAATGACTTAGGACGTGCCTTTTCCCATACTGGTTTACTTTTTTTTGCTGCCATTTTTCTTTTTCTTTCTAGGAGTATAGTTTTTAGTTGTAGTCGAAGGAAGTGCAGGATACCTTGGATTAGCGGCCACCACTACCCTTGTAACCACGTTGCTCCATAGCTTCGTAGGCTTCCATTTTCTTCATTGATGGTGCCTTGCTCTTCTTGGCAACTTTCTTGGCAACTTTCTTAGCTGTAGTCTTCTTCTTCATTTTCCATCTCTTCTTTCTCGTGTTCGGAATCTTTCATTACTTTACCATTTGGCATATAGTGCCAACCTTTTGAAAGCTTTGGTGCATCCTTCGGCTTTTTACCTTTAGCTTCTTCGTAAGCTGCTTTTAATTTATCCATGATTATTTAGCTGATGCGTATAAACCAAGATAAACTGTAACTGTACCTACTACAGATACATAAGTTGATGGGTCTGCAAAATACACACCAAACTCTGCTAATCCAGCAATGTTGCCTCTAAAGTTTCTATTAAATGCTGATGGAGTTGCACCAGTTGCAAATTCTATTTGAGACACTAAAGAAGCATCTTCTGCGTCATTGAGTGACCAAAGAGCTGGTGATTCCTCGTTAGCTCCTGCACCACCCCAAAATGAAATTTTTCCAATGAAACCTGCTGGTGCCACAATGGTTACTGCTATTGTGTCATAACCAGCACAGCCGGTTGGATACCAGTCAGCTGGAAAGTTGTATGCGCCACCTGAACCATCGTATGAGTATGTCTTTTGTCTTTGTAATAACATTATTTACCTTTTGCTTTCTTTTTAGATTTGCCGGCTTCGCTAAGTGCAATTGCAATAGCTTGTTTACGTGATTTAACAATTCGTGCTTTCTTTGGTCCTTTAGGGTCTACTCCACTATGCAATGTGCCAGCTTTGTATTCTTTCATTACCTTAGAAATCTTTGCTTCAGCTGCTGTCTTCTTTTTAGTTGCCATTGATTTTAGCTTCCTCACTTGCTTTTATTGCTTGAAATTCTTCTTCTGTATAAACAAAGGATTGAGTTTCGCACTCATGTTCTTCAGAACTTGTGAAGGCTGCACATTCAATACAACGATATAACGGAGCATACATTGTGTATAGAACATGTTTTGGCATTATTTGTTTTTGCCCTTTAATTTCTTTTCAGCTTTTTTATAAGCCGCGCCTACTGGACTTTCAGTAATAGCAATCATTATACCAAATTTTGGTTTAGCTTTACCTTTTTTCATTTTTGTATTCCTTTTTTCTTTGCAACTATTAAAGCTGCTTTAGCTAATGAAAGTTTCTTTTCTGCTTTAGTTAATTCTTTCTTTGCAGTTTTTACTGCGGGAACTTCAATCTTTTTAGACTTAGGCTGTTTACCTACTTTAGCAACAGGTGCTTTTTTAATTTTAGCTCTCATCAATTTTCTTTCTTCTTGTTTTTGCCATGTGCCACGAAATATGATTATCTAATTTATCGTCAACCTTATCTACCTTACCAGCAACCATCTTTAATAGCTCTCTAGCTTCAGCATGTTGAGTAGTATTTTCTTTTCTAAGGCTTTGGACTACAACAACTAGTGGTCCACCAATAACAGCAACTGCTACTGGTACTAACCATTCCATTAGATTAGCTCTTTTCTTGTGCTTACTTTTTCAACATTTGGCATGTTTGCATACATATCTTGTGTTTCCTTAATGGTGGAGTTGTTCCACGAAGATTGCCCATATTCAACACCCACAAAGCCAAATCTAATGCCTTTGACGTGACATGCAAAGCAAATCTCACGCTTTAAGTCATTTTCTGATTTTAATTCTCTTGAACAGTTAGTGCATTGCATATAAGTCCCTATTAATAGAAATTTTCTTTACATTGAATCATTATACCAGTTAAACTCGCCTATCGTATATCTTTCTTTTTTGGCAACAGGCTTTTGGACTCTGGCGGCAAAGAAGTTTAGAGTACCCCATGGAGCATCAGACTTAGGGCTATATTCCGGCAGCCAAACGTACTTAAGCATCTGGTTAGCAATGGCTAGGCTCATAACTCTGTCGTCGTGTGGGGAACCATGGGTTGAGCCATTGTCGTCACGGACAAAGGTTTTAAGTTCAGCAATCGTATACTCACAACGAATATCTAGAACACCATCTCTAATATTAGCGTTTAGTTCATCTACTGCCAGTGGCTTTGTTAATGTTGTTGTGCGCCAACCCAATGTTTCTGTGGCTTCTGCGTGTCTTTGGTTTAATCTGCGCTGTCTATAAAGATTATGATAATTAGATTTATTTAAAGCAGTTAAAGTTGTTAAACCGTGGTTATTAGATTCAACACCTACTAAAGCTTCATTATAAAAGAAACCCAATGAATAAAGGACTTCTTCGCCAAACTTGTCTGGGTCTACGTGTCCATGCCAATGGGCTACTACAACACCAGACTTAGCGTCAATAACATGAGCAGCAGAGTAGTCACCTCGTGCTAGTCCTTCAGCAACGTCAGCACCAATTACATATCTAGCTCCAGCCTGTGGAAGCTGCCAAACAGATAACGGTCCACCATCTTGGTCAAACATGTAGGAGTTTCTCATGTCTGAGAGTTTTTTATTATAACCCTTTTTAGGGTTTGATGTTTCAAGTCTATTTAAAGCGTCGATGTCAAATACTGGTCTGCCAGAACGAATAAAGGCTTCTTCTGGATTTGATGGGTATTCCTGGTGTAACTGCCATGGTGGTAGTTCTGCGGCTTGCGCGTCATACCAGGCTTGGTCACGACCTGATGCTGACCATGGGAAGAATATGCCTTTAAATCTATTAGTATTATTCTGTGACCCTTGCCACAGTTGAAAGAATATATTGCCTTCACCCTTGGCAGTAGACAGACAGATTACTCGACCACCTACGTCTGCAATTGGCTCTATTGATGCCCAGGCTTCCTCAGGATTGGGCAAGAAGGCCATCTCGTCGATTATAGCCAGATACACCGATTCACCTCTAGCAGGCTCGTTAGCAGATGGCATTGACTCAATTACAGAGTCATTAGCAAATGACATCTTTAAAACGTTATTTTGTAACAGTTCGGGACCAGATAGTCTCATCCAGTCAGGTATAAATTTATAAATATACTTAGCCTTTTGTAAAAGCTTTGTAGCTTCACGTTCAGTCTTTGAAAGCATAACTACAAATCTGTCTGGCCAAAAGAAGGTAATCCAGAAGGCATAAGCTGCAGCCAGTGTGGAGAATCCAATCTGACGAGCTTTTAATACTATACTATATCTTTCACCTAACCATGTTTTAACAGTTTCTTTTTGCGCGTCCCTTAAAACAAAAGGAATACGTCCTTTATTAGGATGTTTAATAAATGCAAAG